TTTGATATGTCGTCAAAAATCGACCTTACATCGGTCGCTTTTATTGTGCCATTTCAGATTGATAAACTGGACAGTAGTGGGAAGAAGATAGTCTATTATGCCGTTTGGACGCATAGTTTTATACCTACTGTGGACAAGCTTAGAGAGCATATCATAAAAGATAAGGTTCCTTATGATGCTTGGGAGCGTTTGGGATACTTGACACTGACCAATACGCCGATAGTCGACCAAGCGACTGTAATGCGTTATGTGATTGACGAATGTGCGAAATATCAGTTAGACATACAGTGTTTGTGTTTCGACCCTGCAAATGCATCAAAATTAATGATGGATTTATCAGATGAGGGCTATACAGTCGAGGAAGTGTACCAAAGTCATAAAAGTCTTAATGAGAGTACTCAAGGCTTTAGAGAGCAGGTTTATTCGGGTAATGTAGTTTATCTACATAACTCGCTTTTTAATTACGCTATGTCAAATGCTGTTACGAGGACTAATAACGGTTTGATTAAGATAGATAAAGATGCAACCACAAAGCGAATTGACCCGGTGGATGCGACTTTGGGAGCGTTTAAGTTGGCTTTATATCATAATTTTGAATTGGAATCATATAGTGACTATGTGGAGAATTTTTTGAAAGGAATAACAGGTTAAAATGGGATTTTTTAATAGATTGAAAAACTTATTTATGCCCGAATCAGTAGACACGGCAAGTGAAAAGCTCCTGCAGTGGCTAGGCATAGACAAAGATAAGCCGAAAGCCTTGGCAGAGACAACATATTTTACTTGTCTTAAAGTGCTATCTGAGACTATGGGTAAAATGCCCCTGAAACTCTATCAAGAAGATGAGTCGGGCGGTAGGGTGAGAGCTCCGACAATCGATATATTGCTATATAGGCCTAATAGTGTTATGACTCCGTCAACTTTTTGGAGCACTATGGAAGCTAATTGCCAACATTACGGCAACGCTTACGCATGGATACAAAGAGATTACAAGAGCGGATTGAAAAAGGGCGAGATATCAAAGACAGCTTACTGGATTATGAAGTCCGACTGTGTGACTGTATACATGGATGACGCGGGAGTTTTTGGCGACCGTGGCAGGCTTTGCTACAGGTTTACAAATCCGCAAAACGGCGAAACGGCAGTATTTAGGCAGGAAGATGTCTTGCATATAAAAAATTGGCTTTCGTGGGATGGTGTAATGGGAATATCTGTCAGAGATATCTTGAAAAGCACGATTGACGGTGCCGGATATTCACAGAAATATCTTGAAAAGCTATATGAAAGCGGTTTGACAGCTTCTAGCGTCTTGCAGTACACGGGTGACTTAGATGAAAAGCTGAGAAGTCAATTACAGCAAAAGTATAATGACTTGCTTACAGGTGCAAAGAATGCAGGTAAGGTGGTAGCCTTACCGCTTGGCATGAAGTTAGAGCCGTTAACATACACTTTGGCAGATGCTCAGTATATGGAACTTAAGAAGTACAGTGCTTTGCAAATTGCGGCGGCTTTCGGAGTTAAGCCAAATCAGATAAATGACTATGAAAAGAGCAGTTACTCAAATTCGGAGTCGCAACAGCTTAGCTTTTTGGTCGATACTATGATGTACCGACTCAATCAATATGAGCAGGAAATCAATTACAAGTGCTTGACTGATAAGCAAAGGGCTGACGGTCTTGTATACAAATTCAATGAAAAGGTACTTTTAAGGGCAAATATGGAGACACAAATGCAGAGTATAACCTCGGCAGTGCAAAATGGCATATATACACCGAATGAGGGTAGGCATTTACTCGACTTACCCTCAAAAGATGGTGGTGATGTGCTTATTGTGAATGGTAATTATGTACCGCTTACGAATGTGGGCGCTGCATACAATATCGGAAAGGAGGGCAAAAATGATACTTAAGATAAAAGGCGACATAGTCAGTAATGATATGAAAGAAATTTATGAATGGTTCGGTTACGACTGCACAACTCCGCAGGATGTACTTGATGCAATCGCAGAAATGCCAAAAGGCGACAGATTGCAAGTTAAGATAAATTCGGGTGGAGGTGATGTGCTTGCAGGCCAAGAAATCTATGCGACATTAAGAAGTCGCAACGATGTAGATATAGAAGTCGAAGGTTTGGCGGCATCTGCTGCATCGGTCATAGCGATGGCAGGCAAGAGCACAATATCGCCCGTGGGAATGCTTATGATACACGATGTGTCCGTAAGTTTCACGAGGGGCAATCACGCACAACTTAGCAAGCAAGCTGAGACATTAAAAGCGTGGGATGAAGCTTTAGCAAGTGCTTATGTCGAAAAGACGGGTAAGAGCAAAGAAGAAATCATTCAGATGATGGACGCTGAAACATGGATAACAGCCGATAAGGCTGTGGGAATGGGATTTATAGACGCTATAAGTCAATCCGGACAGGCAGTAATCACAAACAATATGGGTAATTTAAAGATTACTGATGAAATGATACAGCAGTATACAGCTAAAAAAGGCTGATATTGAGGAAGAAAAAAATAATTTGTTAAAAGACCTTGATACATTCGGGGTGTGAAAGGAGTAAAGGTATGAATTTACAGGAATTACTTAATCAGATTAATGCAAAGAAGCTTGAAGTAAAAAGCTTGGCAGAACAGGGAAAGATAGAAGAGGCAAAGACAGCAAAAGAGGAGCTTGTAAAGCTTCAGGATCAGTATAATATTTTAAAAGATATTATAGATAATGAACAGTCCGGAATGACAAACGGCACAGCCGATGCCGTTGGCATGAAAGCGGTTACAGCAAATGGGCCAGCTGACGCAATACACGATTTTGCAGAAGCAGCAAGACACGGATTTTACACAAACACAATGACCGAGGGAACAAAGGCCGATGGCGGTTATACAGTGCCTGAGGACATTCAGACAAAGATCAATCAGTATAAGAAGGCTACATTCTCACTTGAAAGCCTTGTTGACGTGGAGACAGTAAAGACAAGTAGTGGTAGAAGAACTTTTCAGAATAAGGCACAGGCCGAAGGCTTTAAGGCTGTGGCAGAGGCAGGAAAAATTCAGGGCAATAATACACCACAGTTTGAAATTCTTGAGTATGCTGTTAAGAAGTATGCAGGGTATATGCCGGTTACATCCGAGCTTTTGGCTGACTCAGATGCCAATATCACTGCTGTACTTACGAAGTGGCTTGCCGAAGAGGATATTGCGACCAAGAATGCTCAAATCCTTACAGCAATCGCAACAAAGACTGAAACAGATCTGAAGAACCTTGACGGCATCAAGAAGGCTGTAAATGTCACTTTAGGTGCTGCATATGCCGGAGGAGTTGCAATCGTGACTAACGATGATGGCCTTAATTACCTTGATACCTTAGTAGATAAGCAGGGAAGATACTTGCTTAGTCCTGATGTTCAGAACCCAATGCAGATGGTACTTGCGGTAGGAGCAAGAAAGATACCTGTAAAGGTTGTACCAAATGCAATTTTGTCTACAAAGACCAATAAGATTCCGTTTATTATCGGTGACTTAAAGGAAGCTGTAAAGATTTTTGACAGAGCAAAGCTTAACATTATGACTTCCAATGTAGCAGCAGTCGGAACATTGAACGCTTTTGAACAGGATCTAACATTGTTTAGGGGTATCGAAAGATTTGACTGTAAGGTCAAGGATTCCGACGCATTTGTAAACGGATATATCACAGTAACACCTTAGTGATGTCTTAGCCCCTTGTTTTTGCAGGGGCTTTTTGAAAGGTATTAGCCTATGACGATAGAAGAAGTAAAAGACTACTTAAGAGTAGACGGAGATGATGACGACAACATCATAAGAACAATGATGGAAGCATCAAAAGAGTACATCATATCTGCCGTAGGCGAATATGATGAAGAGGATAAGACAGCAAATCTTCTTTTTTGTGCGATAGTGCAAAATATGTATGACAATAGAGAACTTATGCAGTCGGATATACAGCAAAAAAAGGCAATAGAGTACACTTTTAAGAGTATAATTTTGCAACTACAAATGAAAAAAGCAATAAAGGGGGACGCATGAAAGGTATTAACCCCGGAAGGCTTAACAAAAAAGTCAATATATTGAGATACATAGAGGCTGAGGACGAACTTGCTAATATCGTAAGCACTTTATCAGTGCATAAAAAAGTTTGGGCAGAGATAAGACCGCTTAGAGGAAGCGAACAACTAGAGCATTATAAGACAACTAGCAAGCTTGTATACAAAATCACAATCAGGAACACAGATATTACTGAAAAAGATGTAATTGAGTATCAAGGTAGGCAATTTCTTATAAATTACATTGTTAACCCCTTGGAAGCGAATTATTATCTTGAACTTATGTGCACAGAAAATAAGGATCACGAGGAAAGGAGGGAGCGATGAATTCAGTACAATTTATAGGACTCGATAGTTTATTAGGGGATATGCGGAGCATGATAACTCAAGCTCCGGATGACCTTAATCAGGCTATTTTAAAAACAGCTAAATCTTGGACAAAAGATTGTAATGCAAAAATGCCGTCAAGTTATAAGGATGGCAGTAAAGGTTTGAAAAAATGGAGAACTAAAAAAGAATACAGCTCAATCGGTTTGATTTCAAGCGTTGAGATTACAAATAAAGCCCCTCATTTTCACTTAGTGGAGAACGGGCATAGAAAATTTATTGCAGGCAAAGACACAGGCGGTTTTGTGGCAGGTAAGCACTTCGCTGAAAAAACAAGAGAAGAATATGAAAGTAAATATCCGGAGATGATGCAATCTGCTGTAAGTAAGGCACTCGCAGACAGGGGGCTAACATGATTACTTATGCTGGTATCATTAAGGAAGTGAACATAATCTTGAAAAAAGAGTATCCGAACATAAAAAGATACGGAAATGACACTGTGGATAACGCAGTTCCTCCGTATTTTTTCGTTGAGATCGTGCCGTATGAAACAATCAGAGAGAGTCAGAATGTGCTTAAAAAATCATGTTCTGTAAAAATTACATTCGTGCAAAAGACAGCTAATCAAATCGAGTCACTGGAAGTGATAGAGCGAATATTTGACTTATTAGGCATAGTTTTGAATGTAAATGGTAGAAAATTATTAGTAGCAGATTATTCTCATGAGTATATTGAAGACCACGGAAATATACCGCAAATATCGTTTAGATTAGATTGGTTTGAAAGCACAGAGTATCATGACGGCGAACCGATAAAGGATATATTTTTGAAAGTTGAAAGAAAGGAAGAAAATAGATGAGCAAATTAACATCACCAAGTATAACAATTGCCTTTAATGAGCGTGGTGCAAGTGCCATCACGAGAGGTGAACGTGGTATTGTTGCACTTATTCTAAAAGGTGCAAGGCAGCAGACTTTTAAGGTTATAAGCATCAGCGATATACCAACAGGTGTGCTTAGTGAAGAGAATGAACAGTATATAAAAGACGCATTAGCGGGCTATACTTTTGCCCCAAAACACGTGTTTGTTTACGTCATGCAGACAGGAACGGATATGACTAAGCCGTATAAGGACATGCTGAACTTTTTTGAAAATGAAAAGTTTACATACATGGCGATTCCGACCGTAAAGACTGACGCAAAGGTTCAAGACGTGGCTGCATGGGTCAAAAAGCAAAGAGCGGAGCACAATCTTGTAAAGGTTATTTTACCTGAAACCGCAGGGGACAACGAGGGCATTATAAACTGGTGTTCTACTTTATACAGGACAAAAGAAAAGGCACTTACTCCGGAACAAGGCACTGCAAGGATTGCAGGTCTTTTGGCAGGTACAGGGCTAAGTGTATCCGGCACTTATGCCGCTTTGAGGGATTTTGTAGACGTAAACAGGCTTACAAAATCAGAACAAGACGAAGCAGTCGGCATAGGCAAACTGATAGCGATATGGGATGGTGAAAAGGTCAAGCTAAACAGAGCGGTCACATCTCTTACAACCACTGAGGGTAAAGGTGATACTTTTAAGAAGATAAAGCTTGTCGAGACAATGGATATGATGGAGGACGATATTAGAAAAGCTATAGCAGATTTTTATATCGGCAAGTTCTCGAATACTTATGACAATAAGTGCCTTTTAATAACTGCCATCAACACTTATTTCATGAGTCTTGTAAATGACGGCTTACTTAGTGTCGGACAATGTCAGATAGACGTTGACAGTCAAAGAAAGTGGCTCAAAGAGCAGGAGAAGAAAGTCTTGCTTGAAGATGGAAGCGAAAAGGCGGTTGAAGACTGTAGTGACGCTGAGATAAAAAAAGCAAATACAGGGTCACATGTTTTCTTAAAAGCAGTGGTCTCATTGTTAGATGCAATAGAAGACATAGATTTAAGAATTGCAGTTTAAGGAGGTGCATATGAAACAATTTGTATCAAATAGAGTAGTAAACGGCACTTGGGGCGAATTGTGGGTTGATGACGAATACATTGGAGAGGTGATGTCTTGCAAGGGCGAAGTGAGTATATCTTATTCTGATATCTCCATGGTCAGAAGTCTCACGGCAGGCAAGAAGATGACAAAGATCGAGGGCAAGGGCAGTATCAAATTACATCATGTTAGAACAAATATATCTAAAAGCATATCTGACAAGGTGAAGAAAGGACAGACACCTGACTTTAAGATTATTTCAAAGTTGGCGGATCCTGATGCTTATGGAGCTGAAAGAGTTGTTTTTTATCATTGTAAATTTGATAAAGCGATTTTAATGGATTGGGAAGTTCAAAAAAATACAGAGGAGTCCTACGGTTTCACTTTTGAAGACTGGGATTTTCTTGACTACATAAACGCATAAAAGGAGAGTAAAAATGGCAAATTCTTTAATGGAAAAACTTATGAAGCTTGATAGAGATAAGCTTTTAGAAGTGCCTACAGAAAAAGTGAAAGCTTGTTACCTGTCAAAAGTAGCGGGCGAAAATGTTGAGGTTACAATAAAAGCCTTGTCGGGAAACAGATATACTGAACTTGCATCAAGTGCTACAAACAAAGCCGGGGGTATAGATGCGAGCAAGATATACGACACCCACGCTAAGGTTGTTGTTGCAGGGTGTGTGGAACCTGATCTCAGAGATAAGGATCTTATGGAGTATTACAAAGCAGTTACTCCGAAAGAGCTTGCACAGATACTCTTTCCGGGTGGTGATCTCGTGAAGATTTCGGAAAGAATAAGATTCCTGTCGGGATTCGGCAAAGAGAACGAGTCTGATGAGGGAGTTGAGTATGACGACGTAAAAAACTCATAGAGACCGATGCTGATTTTCAAGCGATGTATTACTTATTTGTAAATCACGATTGGAGTCCATCGGTCTATTTTGACGCACCTTTTTCAGATAAGTTGTTAATAAGACATTTTATTAGAAAAGAAGTAGAAGACATAAAAGAGGCGGAGGGGGCACAGTAAATGGCT